TAGTCACGCAACGCAAGCTGTGAAAACTGTACGTCTGAACGAAGCATGTGTGCAAAGTATCTTGCACGGTTGACTATTACGTCGTGAAAGCGTTCGGGTATAGTAGGTGTGTCTGTGTTTGCAGACATGTCCGAAGTTGTCTGGTAGTAATAATAACGAACGGTGTAGGTTGATACGTCAGGAACAGGAGATAAACCAATCTTGTTGTCAGGTGTTGAATACACGAAACGTGGTAAACCTTCTGCGTCTCCGTTAGGATTCGTATCTGTTTCGTTGTAACCTTCTAAGTATTCTTCGAAAGATAAGTATTGTAATGTTTTTTCTGCAGTGGTTGCAGATTCCTGCACAGTGAAGCTGTCAAAATCTACTGTCTTTGCATCTGACTCACGGCTATATTCTGCTGTGCTTGCTGTGGTAGTAAAAGATTGGTTGACCACTGTAAAAGGCCATTCAACTTCAGAGTTGATAATGTCCCTCTGCGCCTTGTTTACAAAATCTTTTACAGATGTTTGAATACCACGAGTCGTACTGACCGTGGTAATCTCCACCTCATTAATTTCACGTAGGACAGCATTGATTAATTCGAGATAGGTCATGTTACTCTTCTATGACGACGTACTTTTTTAGCAATCTTTTTGGGTTGTCTGGAGACTTGTTTACCTGCTTTAGTTGCTTTTCTTTTAGCACGGGTTGTTGCAGCGTACTCTTTCGCTGATAGGGACTTAATGGCCTTCTCAGGTAGATATCTTTCCCCGGTTGCTTTTGGACCCTGTGTCGACGGCTTACCACTTTTGGTTCGCCATTTCTGTTTAGTCCATGCCTTCAAAGAGCGTTGGCTCTTCTTTAGTGCCATCTTTTTTCTCCTGAGTTAGCTTTACAAGTGTAGCAAACTTTTCATTCGCTTCAGCATACTTGTCAATCGCTTTGTCCATTTCTTCGAGCAAATCCGGGTGTTCGCCCACAGCGACTGCATTGTTGAGATAATTAGTGAGTACATACGTTGCATCTTTCATCTCCGCTTGATACTTAAACAACAAAGCATCTATGGCTAGTTTAGGTAAAGACATTTATTTCTCCAAATACTTTAGTATACGATTCTAGATAGAAGAAGTCAACACAACAACAAAGCATAGAGCCATTGCTCCGATTGCAATTACAGCTATTGCTGTTGCTTTTGCTGCTTCCCAAAACTCGTGTTCTTTACGAGCCTGCTCTATCTTTCTTTTCCTCTCTGCCTCTTTTGCTTCCTGTATTCTTTTGGCACGTTCGTTTACAATGCCTGCCCACGTTCCGGGTCCAAATCTCATATCTATAAGTACAGATACTTCGCGTAATTTTTCAGCCGCTAACTTTGCATCGATGACTTCTTGTGCAACAGAGTTTACACTAAAGGTATCTACACCTGCTTTTTTGTTACGTGCTTTTTGGGCTTCGTGTTCCCCGCGAAACAAGTCATCGATGTGACCAGCCATCTGACCGATATCTTTAACGGTGTTGATGTTAGACTTGATAAAGTCTGTGGCCTGCTTTACGAGAGCGATTCCTGTCAGTACCTCTGCTACAACCATAAATCACTCCACAATCTTTACAATATAGTTTTTACCGTCTGCACCCTTGCTAATCTCAACTGTTTTGTTTTCGCATGAATATCGAACTGTGCCTGTATCCTTATATAAGTTTCGTTCTATAGTACGTTTAGCTTTCAAACAATTAGACAACCGTTCGTAGGCTGTATGCTCTGCTATGTGACCTGATAAGTATAATATCAATGTGATGGTTTCAGTGACCATTTCTCATCTTCTCAAGACGGGCTTCTATGGCACTAATACGTTTCTCATAGAACTCCAGTGTTAGTTTTTGTTGCTGGTCGTGAGGTAGTCGACCTTCGTCTGCTTGTGCAGATAGTTCGTCTAGCTGTTGTGCGAGATGTTCGATTAACATAAATTGCTCAGAGTCTGCTGGCAAACTGCCCATTTCACCTCTGGGCCACTTAATACGAAATTCTGTGTTGTGGTCCACATTTGACTTCATCATAGTGATGTTAGTCTCAATGGTGTTAAGACGTTCTATGATACCAAAGTATGCCCAAGTAGCGAGAGACGCTGCTGCAACCATGCTGATGATGTTGCGGAGTGGTAGCGCAACTTCTGTGTTCTCGCTTAACCTTGGGGCCATTAGTTCTTATAACCGCCACCCGCTTTTTTGTAAGCAGAAGCCAGCATTTGCGCTTTTCTTGCTGACCATTGTCCCGGCCTACCGCCTTTTCCGCCTGCCTTGATACGGTTGAACAGACGCTTTCTCATGCTGGGCTTGGTATAGTTGCCAGCCTCATTGACACGGCTCTTGCTTTTCTTTACCTTGCCGCCTTTTCTAAGACCTACCGGGTCTTTATATTGATGTTTAGTTAATTTATGAAAAGTTTCAGGAGCAACGGGAGTGTTAAATTCGTGAAAATCGTAACCGTCTTTTTTAAATTTTCTCATCCGAACAGTAGGTTTTCTTTCTATGACTGCTGGGGGCGTAGGACGTTCGCTATACCTTTGACCTTTCTCTTTACGCTTTTTTTCCTCTGATTCTTGTGCGCTACGAGGTGGATTGTACCTAGAACTCATTTAAACTCTCCTGTTTGCAAGATTACTTTAAGGTTTTTCATTGCTGCCTAAAGCGTGTCTTGGTTGAACTTTTCCACCGTATGCTTTACCAATCCCACGAATTTTAATATACTCTGAAAAAGAATCTGCTGTATATTCGTCAGCAACTTTCATCCCTTTATCTTGTAAAAATTCTTGTGCAAAATTATTGCCGATATATTCATTATAATATTGTTTATGCATACGAAGTGGTGCGTCTACAGGAAATTGTTTAGGAAGCAATTTCTTTTCTTCCTTTTCATCAAATCCAAATCCTGATTTAAATGCCGCCATTTTAGACATGTAATTCTCCATCACGCATAGCGGTAGATAAACGTACCGCCCGTTGTCCTACTTGTGATGCCCAACGCGAATCAAGCATCTCAACTGCTGCCAAAGAAAAGTCGCGGTCATGCACAGCTTTCCACATGTTTTTAAATTTGTTTAATCTTGGCATACCAAGGTTTATCGCCATGTCCAGAAGCACACGACAACGAACATCATCAAGCCCTACTGTACAAGGATGTGATGCGACTAGTTCTTTTTCTACGATATCTATGTCGTTAGATAAAAGAAAACGAGCATGAGTTTCTGTAATTCCCTGCTCGTATACCTCTGCTTTTAACATGTTCATAAAAGCGAGTTCGCCGTCGGTAATACCACGGTCTTCAAGGTTGCGTCCCACGCCAATCGTATCGATGCCCAGATGGTCCTTGTATACCTGTAGCTCCATACCCTCATGCAGAATTAACTGGTCAATCAGAGCTTCACGATTGTATTTCATTTTGCGGTTCTCTCTTGCTTGCTCTTCGGTTGTTCTTTGGGAGTGGTCAAATACCATTACTTACCTCTAGACTCTCTACCTAGATAAATACCATAGACCCCTGTCATAACGCCCATAATTACCGATACGAACGCAGATTGCTGTGTTGTCGGGTCTTCTAAGTTCATGAACCACTCTGCACAACGCCATGACATCGCAACAGAGGCAATCATAGTTAACTTGGCTGTAACATTAAACTGCAGCCATCGTTTCCACCAATCAACCATTATTTTTTACCAAAGAATTTAGTTGCACTACGTACGCCAAATGAGGCAGCTACGATTACACCAAGACTATATTGATACCATTCAGGCATCATTTCTAACTGCAGAAATCCATTTGCTACAACTTCTTCCATGCCGGGTATGAAGGCTAGTATCAGCGGAATACTAAACAAAATTACCAGCCACTCGTCTTTCCAACTTGATGACGAAGCACGAGCCATCTCCAAGTCCCAATCAATTTCACCCGTAGCTTTCTTCTGCATGACCACAGCTTCTGCTTGAGCTTTGGCTACCTTTGTAGCTGATTGTGCTTTCTTCTCTTCTACCTTGCCCTCAAGCCAAGTAGAAGCAATATTGCTTATGGGTCCAATCAATGCAGTTAGCATTTCCACCTCTTTCTTGCTTGACGCAAACGGCTGTTAGGATTCTTTGCAGCTTTGGGAAACTTCTTCATCTGTCCAGCAGACCTAGCGCAAAAAGATTTACGCCGTTTAGCATCTTTGCTACCCGGCTTTACTTTTCCTGTTACTGCTGTTTTTAATTTAGAACCGGGG